TGACTGTACTTTACTGGAGTGCCACGTAGACCTTGATCTGGACGGATATGAGGACACAGGGGACGACGGTGAGCCTACGGGCATAAAAATACCCTACATTGTGACTATTTCGTCGGATAACGGCCAAATATTGGCCATTCGGCGTAATTACAACGAAGATGATAAAACCCGCCAGAAAATCCAGTATTTTACGCATTTTAAGTTTTTACCCGGATTTGGCTTCTATGGCCTTGGTTTAATCCACACTATTGGTGGTTTATCCCGTACTGCTACGGCGGCATTACGTCAATTAATCGACGCGGGTACGCTATCGAACCTTCCCGCTGGTTTCAAAGCCCGTGGCCTGCGGATCAGGGATGACGACGATCCGCTCCAGCCCGGCGAATTTCGGGACGTTGATGCGCCCGGAGGGGCGATCCGCGACAGCCTGATGCCGCTGCCGTTCAAGGGCCCCGACCAGACATTATTTAACCTGCTGGGTTTTGTTGTTGATGCGGGCCAGCGGTTTGCCACCATTACTGACCTGAAGGTTGGCGATGGTAATCAGGAAGCGGCTGTCGGTACGACTATCGCGATGCTGGAACAGGGCTCTCGGGTCATGAGTGCTGTGCATAAACGCTTGCATTATGCCATGCGTAAGGAGTTTAAGATTCTGGCTCGTGTCATGCACGAGAGTTTGCCGCAGGAATACCCGTATACGGTTGTCGGTGATGACCAGATGATTATGCAGGAGGATTTTGACGACCGCGTGGACGTGGTGCCTGTCAGTAATCCGAATGTTTTTAGTCAGGCGCAACGGATTGTGATGGCGCAGACCAAGTTGCAGTTAGCATCTCAGGCGCCCGAGTTACACAATCTGCATGAAGTTTACCGGGACATGTACGAGGCGCTGGGCGTGACAGACGTGGATCGTATTATGACGTCGATACCGGAAGAAAATCCGGTGCCCACGGACCCCGTACAGGAAAACATCAACAGCTTGGAAATGTTGCCGTTGAATGTTTTTGAGGGTCAGGACCACCGCGCCCACATCATGTCACACATGTTATTTGGAATTACGCCAATGGCTTCTTCTATGCCGCCTGTGGCGATGACGTTGCAGAAGCATGTTATGGAGCATGTTAAGGTGGCCGCGCAGGAGCAGGCGATGGCGACGATGGCGCAGCAGGGTATGCAGGTCCCACCGGAACAACAACAGATTGAAGTAGCGCGTTTGACGGCGCAGTTTGAAGCGCAGGGTATGCAGGAATTACGCCAGTTGTCGATGGAGATGAGTGGCGCCGGCCAGCCCGATCCACTGGTGCAGTTGAAGGAGCAGGAATTGCAGCTTCGGGCTCAGAAGGATCAGGCGGAAGCTAACATTGATGCGCAGAAGCTGAACTTGGATGCAGAAAGCCTTAAAATGAGGGATCGACAGTTTGACGAAAGGATTGATTCGCAAGAGCGGCAGACTGAGGCTAGAATACAGTCGGCTATGGAGCGTGAATTAGTGAAACAGCGAGGATTAGATCGATGAAGAGAACCGTTCATTATATGGGGGAAGCCCCCGGTAAAACCCCGAAAGCGACTACATTCGCGGACATCAAGGATCAGGGCAAGATTCCTTATGGGAAAACAGCCGACGTTAAGATCCCGTCTGGGATGAAGCGCAGGACGGCGCGTGGTATGGGCGCCGCAAGGAAAGGTGGTGGTTACTGGGGCTTTAAGTAGTGCCCTTAAAAAAAGGGTCTAGTAAGGCCACGATTGACCACAACATTAACAAGCTGATTTCGGAGGGTTACCGTCCGAAACAGGCGGTTGCGATAGCAATGTCTAATGCTGGCCGCAAGAAAAAAGGTAAAGGTAAATGAGCTTTGGTTTTTCTACTATGCCTGAATATTATGGCGCGATAGGGGTTTCTGGTGAGCAGGAAGCCCGCGATGTTGTTAACAAAATTTTAGCTGGGCAATCGGGGCAATTAACGGAAGCCCAGCAAGGTTTGTTAGGAGGCGGTATTTACCGGCAAATCGCTAACACTCTTGGTATGCGGGATCTGGCCGGAAACTTAATTACGCCAGCCGGTTCTGTAACTCACGCTGGTGGTGTAGCGACTGGGCAACCAACCCAGAACCAAGTTGAGACCCAGAACCAGACCCAGACCCAGAACCAGACCCAGAACCAGACCCAGAACCAGACCCAGACCCAGACCCAAGCTACGACCGACTATGATTGGAACGCGTCTTACGAGGATAATTTTCCTAACCCCGGAGAAAATAGCGCAGGTTATTCCTATTGGGTAAAGGGCCGCGATATTTATAACGCGCTTGCGCCGGAAGCAAGGGCAACCCAGTATTTTCCAACTTATTTGCAAACAATTTATCCGGGGTATCAAGGGCTTGCCGGGCAAGGGAACCCGTTTACAACGACTTATAACCCCAACAACCCCGCCAACGCTAACCCTTTGGCGGCGCAACCTCTACAAAACCTTAATCCGGGCGCTTCTGGTGGCGATTACGAATACAGTCTTCCAACAATGGAAGATGTTAGGGTGGCTTCTAATGTTGGGCCCAGTCTAGCCGGAAAGACGGTGCAGACTTTACCGACGTCGCCTTTTAGAAAAAACGCCACGCCCGGGGAGCGTCTTGTTTTGTCTTCACAACCTGCTGCTTCAACCCCCGTGACTGATGGTACGTATGGTTTTGATCGAAGGGATCTTGGTAACAACCCAGAGGACATATATAGATGGACGCAACCCGAAAAAACAGACGGGGTCACTAATCAAGTAACGCCAGCAGAACAGTTAGCAGCAGAACAGTTAGCAGCAGAACAGTTAGCAGCAGAACAGTTAGCAGCAGAACAGTTAGCAGCAGAACAGTCAGGGCCTCGTTTTGCACAACAGTATTCAAATATAACGCCCCAGATGACGGGGGAAATAGAGCAAGCCTCGGGTTTTGATCCAAACAACAGTTTTCTTACTTTCGGAGCCGGCAGCTCAGTTAACTGGGCACAAGTTGCACCCAGTGGATCGTATATACGCGACCCGTGGACGGGAGGTAATCGATTTATTATTAAGGACCCTTCCGGTGCGGTAACCACGTCGTTTGATGAGGCCGAGGCAATGCAGTTAGCAGGTCGTAATGTCAGCAATTTGGACTTATTGAAAGCATTGGGGGGCCAAGACCAAAGCCTTCAACCGCTTCCTGTTAGCGCCTTGAGTAATACTGCGACGAATTTGGACGAAATACGGCGAATGAATAACATGGGTTATCGCGTGGTTGTTGAAAATTAACGATAAATCGCATTTTATCCTAGCTTATCACATATTTTACGTGATAGGATTTGAAAATTGTTTAGAGGAATTCCCAGATGCCAATTATTACTCCAAAAACCCCTAGAAACGGGGGAAGAAACAAAAAAGGATTTTTTGGATCAAAGAAAAAACAAACCCCAAGGGGGAAAAGAAACCCACAAAAGACGGGCAGAAAGAGATAAATGTCCGACATTTACGTCGCAGAAGCGGTTTACCGGATTATTCGGGAGCGGCGGCAAGCGATTACAGACTTATTGATGTATAACAACGTTAAGTCTATGGAGCATTATCGTGAGCTTATGGGCAACGTGGATTGCTTAAATCACGTAGAACAGGAACTCAAGAGCCTGCTAGATAAACAGGAGCAATTAGATGACTGAAAGTGCAGCCGTCAAGAAACTTGACGAAGCTTACCAAGAAAAACCTTACCTTAATCCAGAGCTGATCGACCAAAGCCTGCTGGACAGGATGCCAGAACCTACGGGTTGGCGCCTGTTAATACTCCCTTATAGGGGTTCGGGCCAAAGCGACGGTGGTATTTTGCTACCCCACGAGACACAAGAAAAAAGCCAAGTGTCTACGCAAGTCGGTTACGTTTTAAAGGCAGGCCCTTTAGCCTATGTGGACAACGAAAAATTCCCTTCTGGACCTTGGTGCAAGGCGAAAGATTGGGTTATGTTCGCCAGATATGCCGGATCACGTTTTCAAATAGATGGTGGGGAAGTTCGTATTCTGAACGATGACGAAATTTTAGCCACTATTATGAGTCCTGAAGACATTAAAAACGTATAGAGGTGAGTATGTCCGAGCAAACACAAGTCGATCTTGATTTTGAAGACGAAAAAGAAACGATTGTAGAGATACCTGAACAGGTGGAAGAGCAGACCGACTCTTTACCAACCCCCGAAGGACAGGAAGATTCTTCTGGTGAGGACGAAGATAGCTTTAAAAAGTCTCAAAATGCCACGCAAAAACGCATTGATAAGCTAACTAAGCGCTATCGTGAGTCAGAACGGCAGCAGCAAGAGGCCACGAACTTTGCACAACAGGTTTTGGCTGAGAACGAGCAGCTAAAAAACCGCTTAAACGCTTTAGATACTAATTATGTTAATGAGTATTCTGGGCGCGTAGAGAGTGAGATGGGGCAGGCAGAGCAAGAGTTGGCAAGAGCCATAGAGCTGGGCGATTCTGCCGCCACTGTTGCGGCACAAAAAAGGATGACCCAGTTGGCGTTGCAGGCTGACCGGGCGGAACGAGCAAAGTTACAGCAACAGGCTCAAGCAGCGCAGCCCCAAGCAGCGCAGCCACCGCCCCAGCAACAGCAACAGGCCGGTCCCCAGCGCCCAGACCCTAAAGCAGAGGAGTGGGCGGCACGTAATCCTTGGTTTGGGGAAGATGAAGCTAAAACTTATGCAGCTTTTGGTATTCATAAAAAGCTTATTGAAGAACAAGGGTTTGATCCTAAGAGCGATGAATACTATACTGAGCTGGACCGTCAGATTGCGGACACTTTTAGTACCGCACCTGATAACACCGGTAAGCGACCAGTCCAGACGGTTGCCGGTGCTTCCAGAACAACAACTGGACGCAGTGGGAAACAGGTTCGACTCACCCCGAGCCAAGTTGCGATAGCAAAGAAATTGGGTGTGCCGCTTGAAGAATATGCGAAATACGTGAAGGAGTGATTGAAATGAGTGAAACAGAGCAAAAAGCGCCTGCGACGCCTACTAAAAGAACTTCTCGCGCAAATGAAACTAGGGAGAAGAAGGCTGCAAGAAAGCCTTGGGCTCCACCGTCAATGTTAGACGCACCCCCTGCTCCTGACGGGTTTAAGCATCGTTGGATTCGCTCGGAAACGAGAGGATATGACGATACGACAAACGTCAGTGCAAAGATGCGGGAAGGTTGGGAATTGGTCCGTAGGGACGAATACCCGGATTTTGACCTTCCTGTGGTTGAATCAGGGAAACATGAAGGTGTGTTTGGACACGGCGGGTTGCTTCTTGCACGAATACCGTTGGAAATAGTGGCCGAGCGGTCAGAGTATTTTGATAAAAGAACTTCTGATCAAATGGAAGCCGTTGACCACGATATGATGCGCGAGAATGCACACTCAACGATGACGATCAGCAAAGCTGACCGTCAATCTCGTGTAACCTTCGGTGGTCCACAAAAGTAGGGCCGCCTTTTTAGGAGAAAATCAACATGGCAAATTCTAATACTGCCTATGGTCTTCGTCCTATCGGGCTAAACGGTAGCGCAGCTAACTCCACTGGGGTGACTCAGTATGAAATTGCGTCCGATAATACCAATGCTATCTATCAATACGCTATTTGCGTGCCTTTGGCGGCAGGCGTTATTGATCAAGCCGGTGCCACAAGCGGTGGTACTACGCAGGCTTTGGGTGTCCTGATGGGCGTTGAATATCAAGATTCGGTTCAAAAAAAGCCGGTCTGGATTAACTACTGGCCCGGGTCAGGTTCTGTAAGCGTTGACACTAATTATCCAGTGAAAGCGTTTGTGGCCGATAACCCGAACCAGCTTTTTAAAGTTGCAAGCGATGCTACGCTGACTAACCGTGCCACTGGTTTGGCTGCGGTTTTTGCGAACGCAAGCCTTGGAACTTCGGCTCGTACCGGTTCTTCCGATACGGGAGTCTCTAACTCTGCATTAAGCGTGTCGTCTATTGCGACAACTGCAACATTGCCTCTTCGTATAGTAGGTATCTTGGATGACCCTGCTAACGAAGACTACAGTGCTGCGGGAATACCTTTAATTGTTCGATTAAGCGCTCACTTTAATGCACCAACAAGCCGTTTCGATTCGCAGACTACTGCGACATCGACGGGCATTTAAGGGGGATAATAAATGGCTATTTCTCGCGCACAATTAGCGAAAGAGCTTGAACCCGGCCTTAATGCCTTGTTCGGGCTCGAATATGACCGTTATGAAGACGAACACGCGGAGATTTTTGAAGAAGAATCTTCGGATCGCGCTTTTGAAGAAGAAGTAATGCTGGGTGGTTTTTCCACTGCACCTGTTAAGGGTGAAGGCACTGCGATCACGTTTGATGACGCTCAAGAGACCTATACGGCTCGTTATACTATGGAAACGATTGCACTGGCGTTTTCAATTACGGAAGAAGCTATAGAAGATAATCTTTACGACCGTCTTGCTTCCCGTTATACGAAAGCACTGGCTCGATCTATGGCACAGACGAAGCAGATTAAAGCTGCGGCTGTCTTGAACAACGCGTTTAGCACCGGAAGCCCTATTGGCGATGGCGCCGCGCTTTGTTCTTCTTCTCACCCATCTTTGTCCGGTAACCAAAGAAACTTGCTGTCTACAGCGGCTGATTTGAACGAAACTTCGCTCGAACAGATGCTGATTGACATCGCAGGACTGACGGACGAGCGTGGTCTGAAGATTGCCATACGTGGAACGAAGTTGATTATCCCGAAAGAACTGCAATTTATTGCAGAAAGGGTTCTTAACTCTAATCTACGTCCGGGTACAGCAGATAACGACATTAACGCCACTAAGGCGTTAGGGATGTTGCCTGAAGGAGCGGCAGTAAACCACTTCCTGACGGACACTGATGCGTTTTTTATTAAGACGGACTCACCGAACGGGTTTAAGTATTTTAACCGTTCTCCCATCAAAACTGCGATGGAAGGTGATTTTGACACTGGTAATATGCGATTCAAGGCACGAGAACGATACTCGTTTGGTGTCTCTGATTGGCGTTGCGTGTTTGGAACACCGGGCGCATAAGCATCATTTTGATGTTATCTATGTAAAGGGCGGCGCAAGTCGCCCTTTTCTTTTGCTCGGCGTTTGTTTATTATTTTAACTTCCTGACAGTTGCATGGAGCGACTGACTTTAGCCACGACAGGAGAATAATATGGCTGTTCATTTTACTGGTCCTATCCTTTTTGCTGGTAAGGATTCCCCACGCAAGTGGTTTGAAAACCTTCCAGTTGATAAAAACCCTGATTACGTTACCTTTATGGACGATTTCACGGGTATCGCGCTTGACACTACAAACGACTGGACCGTCGTTAAAGACTCTAGCGCAACTGCTGCTTTGGGTGCTGACGCCGAAAGCGGTACGTTAGTTCTTACTTCTCAGGCCACTACCGACGACGATGGGTCTTCGGTTCAAGGTAATGAGATTTTTGCCGTAGAATCAGGTAGAGACATTTGGTTTGAAACTCGTATTAAAGTTGGTGATTCTGAAGGAAGCGCCATTGACTTATGCGTAGGTCTGACCGTTAATTTTGCTACCAATCCGGAAGCTATGTTAACCGCCGCCGACCGAATTGTTTTTCAGGTGGATGACGGGGACACTAATATTGACTGCATTACAGAAAAGGACGGTACAGCAACTACCACTGATTCTGGTGTAGACATAGCCGACGACACCTATGTAAAACTGGGCTTTCACGTCACGGACGATGCAAAAGTTGAGTTTTTCGTTAACCGAAACTTGGTAGCTACCCACACTGATAATATTCCAGACGATGAGAATATGACTATCGGTGCAATGGAGCTTTCTGGTTCAGCTACGGGCACGAAATCAGCTACGATTGACTATCTGTTTTGCTCACAAACTCGTTAAGGTGACTTTTTATGGTAGCGAAAAAACGGGCTCGCACTAAAAAGGGCACTTATGCAGGTGATGATCCCTCTACCCCGGAAAATGAAGCGTGGGTAGAGGAAAAACCTAAAGCGAAGGCAAAAGCCAAAGCGAAGGCAAAAGCCAAATCTAGCACTGAGTTGCCTCCAGAAGGTAGCGCAGCTAGGAAAGCTATGATTTTGCGTGGAGAGATAAAGGAGTAAATCATGGCAGGATCAGATGTAAAAGCGGTTTTTATAACGGCTGACACAAACGCCGCAGATGCTGCTTCTGTTGCGGCAGCGGCTAGGCCAAACACTGATTTCACGATTGATGGGACAGATACAAGCGGGGGAACAGCTACTTTTGTTGCCGGAAGAATTATTACTTGTACTACTGCGGGAACAGGGGATAACGGGAAAACTGTAACCATAACGGGAACAGACGTTAACGGTGATTCTCAAACGGAAGTCATTACACTAACCGGGTCCGCGACTGCTCATGCTGGGACCAAGTATTTTAGAACTGTTACGGCTGCCGAAGCTTCAGCACAACCCGCAGCTAATGTTTCTATAGGCATGGCGGGTGGATCAGCCGATGTGATTTTTGCTGGTCGATCCCGCCTGAAAGGCGCTTATATCGTTAATTCAGCGACTGCCGGTACACTGGACTTTTTAACAACATCTCCGACAGGTACTTCTATTATGAAGCTGGGTACAGTGGCCAGTGCCACGGTTACTAGGGACGTACATATACCGGAAGAGGGCGTTTTGTTCACTTCCGGCGTGTATATTCAGTACACGGTCAGTACGTTTACGACGATTACGGCTTTTCACGCTTAAAACATAACGTTTGGGGCGTAAAGTAATGGAAGAAGATTTACTTAATCGCTTGGCTAGGCATGAAGAGCAGTGTGATTTTCGGTATCAGCGCATAGAAGAACGTTTAGAAGAGCAGAAACAAAGCCTTTCTTCTCTTGACGTAAAGATATGGGGTTTAGCCGTATTAATACTGGTAAGCCCTTTTATTAATTCTTTTACCACCTAATCGTGTATGCGCCCTTTTTTTACTGTTGATCCTGTAGAAACGCGCATTATTCAGGAATTAAAGTCTTGGTCTGCGATAGGCTTGGAAACGCCTAATGACTTCTTTAATAATTTGGCGCCGTGCCCGTTTGCGCACCAAGCTTGGGCTGATCAAAAAGTAAACATTTTTTTCAAGAGAGAAAGTAGTTTTCAGTGCCTGTATAGCGCTATTTCTCAATATGACGACTCTTTTGACGTGGCAATTCTGGTTGATTTGTCTGAATTGCCGGAGAATGCTGCGTTTCATGAGCATGTTAGCCAATTAAACACTGCCATCTCAAAAGGGGTTTTTATAGATCGTGATATCTGGCTTATGGGGTATCATCCTGAAGATGAGATCCCTGATTTCGTAGACGATAGCATGGATATAGCGCCAGAAACGGAGGTTGAGGAAGAATATTCTTTAATTTTTATACAGCGTTTGTCTAAACTACAGGAGTCAGCTTACAAGTTGACGCAGAAAGGGTATTATGAGAATTACATGCAAGATAAAGATTGCTGTTCTCAGTATGCCTATAGAGAAAAGTTCTATGAACAACTAAGGAGGAACCCAGATGGGTCCAGCGAAAAAGAAGGCGCCGGTACGGATGCGAAAGGGTGGTTCTCTCAAGAAAAAGAGCAAAGGTGGGGGCTCCGAAACGACGGTTAATGAACTACGTCGTCTGGCTAAACAAAAGGGTTACAAACTGGTTAAAACATAATGGCTACTTCTGGAACTACCTCTTTTGAACTTGATGTAACTGACTACATTGAAGAAGCTTTTGAACGTTGTGGTTTAGAAGTACGAACAGGCTATGACTTAAAAACTGCAAAACGTTCTTTAAACCTTATGTTGGCGGAATGGGCTAACCGAGGGCTTAATCAATGGACAATCGCACAAAGAACACAAGCACTTACTCAGAGTGATGGTGAGTATGAGATAGGGACGGATGTTATAGACATTTTGTCTGTTGTCGTTCGTCGTTCAAGTACAGATTACGCGTTAGGGCGATTAAGCCGTGACGAATATTTGACTATTCCAAACAAAACAACGGAATCACGACCTAACCAATTTTTCTTAGATCGCCAAATTACGCCAAATTTGAAAATATGGCCTATTCCTGAAAACAGCACGGATGTCCTGTATTACGACGCTTTGACCCGTGTACAAGATGCCGGCAGCCCCACTAACACTTTAGAAGTTCCTTTTCGTTTTTATCCGTGTTTAGCTGCGGGGCTTGCGTATTATTTAGCGGTAAAACGGGCTCCAGACCGCATTCAGATGTTAAAAGCTATTTATGAAGAAGAATTTGATCGGGCAGCGACTGAAGATAGGGATCGTTCCTCTTTTAACGTAGTGCCCAAATATGAATATTATCGGATAGGCTAATGGCAAAATATGCTTCTGGTAAAAAGGCTTACGCTATTTCTGATCGGTCGGGTCAGCGTTACCCCTATCGTTTAATGAGAAAAGAATGGAACGGTTTATTAGTAGGCCCCGACGAGTATGAACCCAAACAACCCCAGTTAGGGCCCTTTAACTCAGTTGTTGACCCAGAAGCTTTGCAAAACGCTAGGCCAGATAGAATTGAACCTTTGTTGGTTTTTGCGGGGGTTCCAACAATAGAACAGCCTGATCCGCCTATTCTTGTAGGGCACGGTCAAACAGGACAAGTAACGGTAACAACGTCATGAGTTTTACTTACGCACAGCTTAAATCAGCTATTCAGGACTATACGGATTACGATGAAACCACCTTTGTTACAAATTTACCGGTATTTATTCGTCAGGCCGAGGAGCGGATTTTAAAAAATGTTCAATTAAGTTTTTTTAGGAAAAACGTATCGGGGTCCATGACGTCTTCTAATAAATATTTGTCGTGCCCCAGTGACTTTTTAGCGCCTTTCTCTTTGTCTTTTGTAGATAGTGACAGCGAACATCAGTTCTTAGAATTTAAAGACGCTGATTTTATACAAACTTTTAACCCTAATGGCGCAACAACCGGTTCCCCGAGGTTTTATGCTGTTTTCGACGTCGACAATTTTATTGTTGGGCCAACCCCAAATAGCGGTTTTACAGTCGAATTGCATTATTTTTATAGACCTGCAAGCTTGACCGCCGGCGCGGACAGCGGCACAACATGGTTGAGCGAAAATGCGCAAATAGCTATGTTGTATGGGAGCTTGCTTGAAGCTTACACGTACATGAAAGGCGAGCCGGATTTATTACAAAATTACGAGGCTCGTTTCACAGACGCTGTAATGGGCTTAAAAATGTTTGGAGAAGCTAAAGAAGTTAGCGATGCTTACCGAACAGGGCTTGTTATGAGGCAAAAGCAATAAGGTAAAAGTATGTTTGATTTAGAAGTTCAAGCGTCACCGGGAGATTTTGTCGTGCAAACGACAGAAAATCGGGGGCATACGCCCGAAGAACTAGCTTCTAACGCAGTGCAAAAAATAATCAGCATTGCAGATACCGCTGACCCTGTCTTAAGACAACAAGCGGAAGCGTTTAGAGAAAGAATGTTCTATGTAATTGTACATACTTTAAATCAAGCCATTAAAAGTGATAGAACAACGCTTTATAATGAGCTTAAGAACCAAGGCCATGAGGATGTGGCTGAAATACTGAGGAAACTGTAATGGCAATCACCCAAGCTCTGTGTACCAGTTTTAAGCAGGAGATTCTGCAAGGCATACATAATTTTACCAGTGGTTCCGGTGGAGGCACTTCTACTTCTACGGGATCAGGCAATGCTTTTAAAATTGCATTGTTTACAAGCAGCGCAACGCTAAGTGCTTCCACTACTGCGTATAGCTCTTCCAACGAGGCTAGCGGGACAGGGTACAGCGCAGGTGGAGCAGCGTTAACTAATGTAACTCCTACAACTTCAAGTACCACGGCGTTGACTGATTTTGCCGATGTAACGTGGGGAAGTTCCAGCATTACCGCAAGAGGCGCTTTAATTTACAACTCTTCTACTACAGCCGGTTCCGCAAACAGGGCTGTTTTAGTATTAAATTTTGGATCAGACAAATCTTCGTCTAGCGGGGATTTTACTATTACTTTTCCTACCGCTGACGCTAGTAGCGCAATTATCAGGATTGCTTAAACATGGCTGATGTTAATGTCACTTTTGAGGGTTGGGGTAGCATTACCCAAGGCTGGGGAGATGGCACGTGGGGAGAAGATGTTGCATTTACGGGACTTGCGGGGGCTGTAGGTAGCGTCACGGTCACCCAAGGCTCTGGAGTTACAGTATCAGCTTCAGGCGTTGCAGGAACTTCGGCTGTAGGTAGCGTCACGGTCACCCAAGGCTCTGGTGTGACAGTAACACTTAGCGGTAATTCTGCCGGAGCTACAGCCGGAAATGTGACAGTAACAGATGGAACGGGTGTTTCTGTTGGAGTAACTGGAGAAAGCGCGACGGTAAGCACTTCGGGCGTTACGGTTTGGGGAAATATTACACCCAGCCAGTCACCTAGTTGGTCCGGTGTTACAGTTTCACAGTCACCTAGTTGGGCAACTGTTAGCGTATCACAATCACCAAACTGGACGGATCTAGCAGCATAGAGGAATAGAAAATGGCTACATATGTCAATAACTTACGTTTAAAAGAGATCGCCACTGGGGATGAATCAGGAACGTGGGGAACAAGCACAAATACCAACCTAGAATTAATCGGTCAGGCGTTGGGCTATGGCACCGAAGCGATTACCACTAACGCTGATACCCACGCTACTACCATTGCTGACGGTACAGCGGACGAAGGCCGTGCTTTGATGCTCAAGTACACAGGCACCTTGGATTCTACCTGCACCATCACGCTTGGCCCGAATACCGTAAAGAAGGTCTGGATTATAGAAAACGCAACTTCTGGCTCCCAGTCGATTGTTATCAGCCAAGGCAGCGGGGACAACGTCACGATAGCTAATGGCCGTACTGCTGTAGTGTATTCAGATGGCGCTGGTTCTGGTGCGGCTATCGTTGATGCCTTGACTGATTTAACCGTTACAGATTCCTTAACGGTTGCAGGAACCACCCTAACCATAGGGGATGCCACCGCAGAAGATACTAAGCTGGTTTTCGATGGCAATGCACAGGACTTTTATATTGGTCTGGATGATTCCGCCGATGATCTGGTTATCGGTTTAGGTTCGGCTGTAGGCACTACCCCAGCAATAGAGATTGACGAAAACCAAGATATTAAGTTTGCCCAGAGTATTGGTGTAGGTCAGGCAGCTTCCAGTACCACCGGAGATATTGTTGCCCAGACCATGAGCCTGAAGGGAACAACGCCTACCTTAACCATTGGTGACGCTGGGGCAGAAGATACAAAAATTGTTTTTGACGGTAACGCCAAGGATTTTTATGTAGGTCTGGATGACTCTGCCGACACACTGGTTATCGGTGACGGCTCAACGGTAGGCACCAACAGCATTCTTACTTTAACCGATGACTCTGTGACTATCGGTGATGGCGCAGCGGTTGATACAAAGATTGTTTATGACGGTAACGCCAAGGATTTTTACATTGGCCTAGATGATTCCGCAGACAAGCTGGTTATCGGCGATGGCTCGACTGTAGGCACTAACAGTATCCTTACCCTCACTGATGACTCGGTAACCATAGGTGATGGTGCAGCCGTTGACAGCAAGCTGGTCTTCGATGGCAATGCACAGGACTTCTACATAGGGCTTGATGACTCGGAAGATGATCTGGTTATCGGTCTTGGCTCTACGGTAGGGACGACCCCTGCTATCCACATTGATGAACAGCAGGTTGTTAAGTTTGAAGCGGCCATCACAGAACAATCACCTAACGCGCTTACATCAGGCACGTCGGTTACGCTGGATGTAAGAGATGGATCTGTTTTTACAATCACGCTGGCCCACAACATAGCTC